CAAAGAAAAGATAACAAACCTTGAAGTTGATTTAGCAGGTATGAGAAGTCAGTTAAATGCTTTGCATGGTGCTAGACAACAGGTAGATAAATTATTAAAATTGGCAGAAATGCCGAAAGAAGAGGAAAAGAAATGAAAACTTTTAAAGAACACTTAAAAAAAGAAGTTGTTAACGAACATGTTGATAATTCTATGGGTGTTGGAGTATCAACTTCTAAAGCAGCTGATGACGCTGGAAATGCTCATCAGGTTGAAACACCAGAAGTAATGCAAAAAGTAAACGCATTTATAGGTTCTGTATGTGAACAAGAATTTATGACTCCAAACTCAGCAGTTGAACAACTGAAAGCTAAGTTGATGACAATTGGTCTGGACTTTGACGCACAATTAGATGGTCAAAAAGGTTCAGTAACTAGTGAAGTGTCTCAACACGGTGGAAGATTTGGTAAAGATGTTGACGGAAGCGACCTTGATGATGATGGTATATCTCATAGAAAAGAAAACGGATTGAAAATTCAGTTTGACTATGAAACATTAAAAACAGGAATGTCTAAAGTTTACGCCAAATTAGTTTAACTAATAAAGGGTAGATGATGTTCAAGGAGATTACGAAAGATAATTGGCTTTTGTTCGCTCAACATAATTATGAAAACCCCACCCTCGAAAAAGAGGTTGAGTTTTATGATGATGTAAAGCGATTTAAATACCTAAAAAGATTATTTCGTAAGTATGAGATAACTAAAAACATCAAGTTAAGACTTGTTGTTAATCATGTGATAGTGCTTCAAAATGTATTTGGAGTTGAGGCGGCGGTAACATTAATGTTATATAAGATAGACCGTAAATACTGGCCAATATTAAAAGCAGTATTAAACTATTTACAATATCTCTACCCACATGAACTAATGGATGTTAAAGAAGATAAAAAAATTATGGAAAGGTTAAAGGAAATATAATGTCAGGAATGGTAGACACATTAATTACCTATAGGGTTGTCAAACTATTGATAACTCCATGGAATAAAATGCCAGCTTATAAGTTTGGTATTATTGATGACAAAGGTAAAGTGTTAATCAAAAGACGAGATTTAACCAGAGTTGACCAACGAAATGCTTATACAGTATTACATAGATTTGTATTTAACTTAAAAAGATTATTACAAAAAGTTGGTTTAGGTGGAAGACTTGGTAGTTTTGGAGTTGCTTTAGCATTAATGATTAAAGAAGATAAATCATATGCTCCATATCAAGAACTTATAGAAAGAACAGTTATAAAGTATCTAAAAGAAACAGGTCAATACGAAGAAATGATAAACGAAGTAAAAGATATACCTATTAGTGATGAACTAAAAGACATACCTTTTATAAATTGTTTCGGAGTTGATGTGTTCGAGAAGGACGGTAAACTTATATCGGAATACGAATATGAAAACATTTAAAGATATAATATTTGATTATTTAAACAAGAAAAAGAACGAAGTTATTGAAGACGCTCCAGCAAATGCTGTAGGGACAGGTGCCAATGTTGCATTACCACCTACACATGAACCAGGGGTAGATAAAAAGAAAAAGAAAAATCCAGTAATGGCAAATATGTCAAGAAAGATTAAAGAGTCAGATGATAATAATAGTGTTCTTGTTAAATCAATATTAGATAATATAGATAAAATTGAAAAAACTATAGATGAAAAATCATATGGTAAACAAGAAAATATAGGTGCAGTTGGTGGTGTTAGACTAGGTAACTATGACAATGCTCAACCAATGGTGAGTTTAGGTAAAACTGATACTACACCTAAAAAGAATAGGTCAAAAGATAGTAGAGGTGTAGGATTACATGCGAGTTATTCCTCTCAAGCACCAGGTACTATGAGACCATATCAATCAATAAAAAATATAATGGCGAAAGCCAAAAAGGATTAAGATGGAATTAATAATAACTTTAGCTATGAAATTTTGGCAATGGTCAATACTTATTGCCTTAATCATAATAGGTTTTATAGTAAACCAATTTGATAAAAAGATTGACAGTAGAGTTAATTTTAAATATCATTCAAAATTTCCTGTAATGAGACCTATACCTATTAAGACAAAAGGTAAAGGTTTCTTCAAAATGATTTTAATGTGGTTACTCGGTACTAGACATTGGGAAATCGCAGAAGATTTTGAATTTGATTTACTAGGAGAAAAATTTGTAATACCGGCAGGTTTTAAATTTGATGGTGCAAGTATACCAAAATTCTTGCATACATTTTTATCACCAGTTGGTGTGCTTTTAATGGGAGGACTTGTACATGACTATGCTTATAAGTATGAGACCCTATTAAAAAAAGGTAAGAAAGAGACTATGGGTGTTTTAACTCAAAAGAGAGCAGACGAAATCTTTAGAGATATAAACATAGAAATTAATGGCTTTTTCTTAATGAACTACTTAGCTTACTATTCTTTAAGACTAGGTGGTTTCATGGCTTGGAATAAACACCGTAAAGTTGGTGCCAAGATTAAATAAAAAAAAGGAGTAAACTTATGAACTGGATAACAAATAGAGTAAAAGAAATGTCTTCATGGTCAGGTGCAAGCTTGATTGCTTTGGGACTATTGATTGTACTTGGTGGTCCCTTTGTTAAAATAGCTGCTTACGCTGCTATTATTTGGGGCATTATATCAGTAATTAAGAAGGACTAATATAAATGTTTGGTAC